ATCAAACTGAAAGGGCTAGATCATGGCTGTGACCATTGACCAGGCTTTTATCAAGCAGTTTGAGTCCGAAGTTCACATGGCGTATCAGCGCCAGGGCTCAAAGCTGCTCAACACGGTTCGCTTCAAGGGTTCGGTTCAAGGCAAGTCCACCACCTTCCAGAAGGTTGGTAAGGGCACCGCCTCGACCAAGAGCCGCCACGGCAACCTTCCTGTCATGAATGTTGACCACACTAACGTGGAATGCACTCTGGCTGACTACTATGCCTCGGACTATGTTGATAAGCTCGATGAGTTGAAGATCAACATTGACGAGCGTCAGGTGGTTGCTTCGAGCGCGGCTTATAGCCTTGGCCGTAAGTCGGACGATCTCATCCTCACGGCTGCTGATTCGACCTCGAACACGATTACTGAGGCTGGCACCGATGGCTTGACCCAGACCAAGATTAACACCGTCTTCGAATACTTCGGCACGAATGATGTGCCGGACGATGGCGAGCGTTACTTTGTCATCAGCCCTGCTGGCTGGGTCGATCTGCTCGGTATCTCGGCATTCTCTGATGCTGACTTCGTTGGTCCCGATGACCTCCCCTACAAGGGCGGCATGGTTGCCAAGCGTTGGCTCGGCTTCATGTGGATGACGCATTCCGGTCTGTCGATCGCTTCGACTATCCGTAAGTGCTTTGCCTACCACCGCTCTGCCATCGGCATGGCGTCTGGTCAGGACGTGTCCACGGAAGTGAACTACGTTCCTGAAAAGGCGGCTCACCTCATCACGGCTATGATGTCTCAGGGCTCTGTCCTGATCGACACCACTGGCGTGTACGAAGTCCAGATCAAGGAGTAACGAATCATGGCTCTTGTTGCTGCTGATCTTGTCAAAGTTGCTGGCGGTGCTCGCCAGGTTTGGCACTACACCTCGGCTGATGCCGTTGGTACTGTCGCTGGTTCTGGTTACTTCAATGATGTGACCAATAACCTTCGCCAGTGGGATACCATCATTTGCGTTGGTGCAACTGGTGGTACGCCTACGGTTGACGTCTTGGTTGTTACGTCCGCTACGGGCGCGACTACCGTTACGACGACCAATGGTACCTAACTGATTACTGATCACCTTGACAGTGTAAGTAATCTTGCGGGTGGGGCTACGGTTCCACCCGCTTTAGTATGAGAGGCAAACGTGGCTACAACTGACATCGACATCTGTGCTCGTGCTCTCATTATGATTGGCGCAAGCCCAATTACATCTTTCGATGATGGCACAACCGAAGCAACGGTTGCTGCTAACATCTATGAAGATACGGTTCGAGACCTAATCTCTCGGCATCGCTGGCGTTTTTCAACTGGTCAGGTCCAGCTCTCTCGACTTGTAGCAACTCCAGATGCTCGTTGGGATGCAGCCTATCAGCTTCCATCTGATCTTCTAGTTCTTCATGCAGTCACGATAACGGATGATCCGATTGCCTATGACCGTTATCAGGATATGGTCTACTGCAATGCTACTGCTGAGGATGTGGTCTATGCGGACTATACCTTCCGAGCAACAGAAGATCTTTGGCCACCTTACTTCATCACGGGTGTGACACTGCAATTGGCATCTATCTTTGCCTACTCAGTTGCTGCTCAAGAAGCTCTCTCTGATATGTTTGAAAAGCGAGCCTTGCGTCAAATGACCATTGCTCGCACGGTCGATAGTCAAAGCCAGACAACTCGCAGAATGAATGTCCAGCGCTTTAATCAGGTTCGGACTACTACAAGAGGGTACTAACCGATGGGCATGAAGCTAGTCCAAACTAACTTCTCATCGGGAGAGATTGGACCTCTGATGGATATGCGCCATGATACTGGTGCTTATCAGAATGGCGCTCGACGTCTTCGCAATGTGGCTGTTCTAAACCAGGGCGGCATTACTCGTCGCCCAGGCACAGACTATCTTGCAACCTTGAATGGTAAATCTCGAATGATTCCGTTCGAGTTTTCTAATACAGAGCAGTACATCTTTGCATTTGGCGACCAGCGTTTAGATATCTATTCAACTGCTGGAACTCTAATTCAAAGCCTAACAAGCTGCCCTTGGACTACAAGCATTCTGTTTAGTATGACATATTCACAAGCAGCGGATGTCATGATTGTCTGCTCTCCACAAATGGCAACGCAGATTATTAGACGCACATCTTCAAGTACATTTACAAGGACTGCATTTGCCTTTGATCAATCAGTCAATGGCAACAAAATATATCAACCCTATTATAAGTTTGCTGATGATGCCGTAACACTTAGTTGCTCAGGCACAACGGGAAGCGTAACTGTTACATCTAGCGCAGCACACTTCAGTGCTGGCTATGTTGGAACACGCATTCGCTGGTTTGGTATTGAACTCGATATCACAGCATATACAAACTCAACAACTGTCACGGCAACAATTAAAGGTGAACTCAAGGGTTACTATGACATTGATCCAATCAAAACAACTGATGGATCAAGTATTGTTGAAGTAACTCATGTTAATCATGGCTTGGCAACTGGCGCTAGCATTACAACAGTTGGCATTAATGCTTTTGCCGGACTAACCAAAACTCATCTCAATGGCACATTTACTATTACTGTCATTGATGACAATACTTATACATATACCGCTGGTGGTACAGCAAATACATCAGCTGATGGTGGAGGTCCCAACGCTCACTTTACTGGCAATAATATTCCAACTCGTAGTTGGGATGAACCAGTATTTTCTGGACCTCGTGGCTATGCTGGATGCGTAACGTTCCATGAAAGCCGTCTGTGGTTTGGTGGATCTTACTCTCAGCCAGACAGTCTTTGGGCCTCAAAGATTGGGCAATACTTTAACTTTGATGTTGGCGAGGCTCTTGATAATGAGTCTATCCAAGTATCAGTTGGCTCTGATGATATCTCATCAGTGCTTCATCTAGTGTCTAATCGACATTTGCAGATCTTTACTGCAACATCTGAGTTCTATGTTCCTCGCGTATCTCAATCTACGATTACGCCAGGCAACATTACTATTGCTCGCCAAACACCATATGGTTGTTCGGCAGTAGCACCGCTACCTTTCGATGGCGCTACAGTGTATCTACAAGCAACTAAGAGTGCCATTCGCGAGTTCCTGTATACTGATACGGAACAAGCTTATAGCGCACCTATGTTGTCATTGTTGGCAGATCACTTGATTGATACGCCAAATGATATGAATATCCTTTATGGTACTGAGGATAGGCCAGAACAATATCTTCTAGTTATCAACAATGATGGCACGATTGCTTGCTTCCATTCTGCTCGTTCAGAAAAACTAGCAGCCTGGTCTCTTTGGGAAACTGAGCATCCATCCAATACCGCTAAGTTTGACTCAATGGTTTCTATTGGAAACCGTGTCTACTTCTCTGTATTGCGAGGCTCATCTTACTATCTTGAGAGGCTTGCCAAGAACGATCTTGAGCTAACTCTTGATTGCGCCAAGAGCTATACGTCTGGATCTGCAACCAAGAACTGGACGATCAATGCTATTTATGCCAACAAAACTGTATCGGTGGTATCGAACAACTACTATTTGGGTGATTTTGCCTGTAATGGTTCAGGTGAGATTGTTCTTAATGATGCAGTTACAGCCATCACTGTTGGCTTTAACTATGATGTCACCATCGAGACGCTGCCTGCTAATGTCATTCTTCCGGCTGGCAATTACTCTGGTCGTCCTAAGCGGATTGCTCGCGTTATTCTTGCTTTGAATAATACGCTAGCAGTAAATGTGCAGGGCAATCGTCTTATTATTCGTCAGGTCACTGATGACTTCTCACTTCAACCAACAGCTGTAACTGGTAAGAGAGAGTTCTTCCTGCTTGGTTTTAACCGTGATGCTACGGTTACGATTACCCAGTCTGAACCATTGCCATTGCGTCTGCTTGGTATGGCTATGGAGGTATCCATCTAATGTGTGTAACAGCCACAATTGCCTCAACTCTTATCTCTGCTGTTGGTGGCTTTGTCCAGGCTGGACAAGCTGCCGCTGCTGCAGAATCTCAAGCTGCATGGCGCAATTATCAGATTGAGGTTCAGAACCGTCAACTTGCCGAGGATGCAGAGTTAACGCGCATCCAGGCGCTTGAGGTTGAAAACCAACGCCGAGAGAAGAACCGCAAACTTATGGCAGCTAATGAGGCATTTCTTGCTGGCTCTGGTGTGGGTGAGAGTCGCTCTTTCTTGCAGGGTGTAGTTCCTGCTGAAGAGGCTGGACTGCGCCGTGATGTCGCTGCACTTCGATTGCAGAGCGCAACTCAGATTAATCGCATTGCAGATCAGATTGCGGTTAACAAAGCCGAAGGTCAGTTTGCTCGCGCAAGTGCTAGCATGACTGCATCGAATGCCTTTACTAATGCTGCCTTTAATGCTGCTGGCAGTATTGCAAAAGGCGTATATACCTATGACCGATATGGTAAGAAATAAGGATCGACAGTAAGATGGCTATCCAGCGCGAAGATCGGCAGATCCTTACACAGCCTAGCAATCGTCTTATTCGTGAGTTTAAGACGCAATTGCCATCTCCAGACATGAGTGGCGCTGCTGCATTCGGCAAAGTCCTTGGTGACATTGGCGAGCAGGGTATGAAGCAAGCTGCTCAAACTGAGACTGAACAATATTTCCAATCTCTTGAATGGGGCAAGGATGAGAATGGAAACTTTGTAAAGCCCCAGGTTCCTGAAGGATTTGGTTCGTTTCGTCGCGAATACTTCAATGAGCTTGTAAATAAGCGTTATACAACTGAAGTTCTGCTCGATCACGACAACGCTGTTACAAAGATCTATGCAGATACAAAGGCTGCTGGCGGTGATCCTGGTACTGCATTTGCCAAAGCAGAAGCAGATATGAAGGGTCGCCTTGCTGGCGTTGATCCATCTGTTAGAGCTTCAGTTGAGTTAGGTATGCGTAAAAATATTACGCAACTTAATACACAAGCCGTAGCTCAAGATGCTGCCAATAGAGAAAGAACACTAATCACTGATACGGTTAGTCAGATTGAAGCTCTTTCATCTCGGATGGTTCGTGCTGGTGCTGTTAATAACACAGCAGACGAATCTCTGCTTCGTAATGAAATTGAACAAAAGCGCCTAGCTCTTGTTCGTGCTGGTCGCGCAATGGATACACCAGAAGCTCGCGCTCTCTTTTGGAATCCTATTGATACTAGCATTAAGGTTCGTCGTTCACTTAATGACGCACTTAATGATCCTAATATCAAATCTGATGTCTTTCT